GGCCGCCAGTCCGTAAATCAGCACCTGCCACCAGATATAGCCTGTAAGTAACGGAGTGAGTTGCAACAGCCATGCAATAATACATACTACCATGCCCACACCGCATGAAATCAAAATTTTAGCCAGCTTGCTTGCGGAAATAGCCGGAACAACTTTCAGAATCTGTGTCACCAAGGTAGAAACCAGGGCTACGATTCCGGTAAAGCTTCCCAGGTCGATAAGGAACGATGTTTCAGGTTCTGCAGCCGGAAGTACGGTCTGCGCAAATGAAGCCAGTGTAATCAGGCACAGGCTGAAAAATAAGATAATCCGTTTCATTTTGTTGTGCTTTAAAGTTTTAATGTCTGTTTTCTGTTGTTTCCGTCGCGCTTGTAAGACACATGCACCCAGGAATAATTCTTTTCGTCGATAAGCTGGTCAAAAGGAAGATGGCTTTTGATGTAATCAAAGAGCTTACGGTTTTCTTCCTTGCTTCCTGCTGTAATGTCGGCAGCTTCACCTTTCAGATGCTGGCTGCTTGCCGCACCTCCTACCAGCCGGTTCAGTTGCGGACAACGGTACCCGGAGTTGACGGCAATCGGTTTCCCGTACCATTCACGAAGAGGGTCAAGCACATTGTCGGCAAGGGCTTTCAGATTACCCGCCTCCTGAAGAGGCGGTGTATTCTTGATTCCATGAGCGTCGGCGGTGGTACTGGCACAAAGTTCACCCATTGTAAAGTGTTTCATCCTTCAGTCCTCCCTATGCTTCAAGTTCCTCACCGGCTGCAGGGTCTTCCTGTAACTTTTCTTCCAGTCCGCTCACGGCATTCTCTCCTCCATCAGACATAGTCATGGCCATTTTGGCAGCTTCAGCTTCGCGTCTGGTCTCAGCCCAGTTCTTTTCAGCTTCTACGCTCTGGTCGGAAGTCTGTTCGGTAGCTCCGTCATAACTGTAGATGGCACCGATAGCCTCCATCTTTTTCGGAAGTACGATGTAGTAGTGACGGAAGTTCACTTCGTTCTGCTGGTAGTCCGGGTTGGTCTGTGCGTCGCGGTAATACATCTTGGTGCTTCCCTGTGCACGGAACACACGCTTGGTGTAGAAACAGAAGGATGCCTGATGGTCGGTTCCCGAAGGCGAGTTCTTGAACGGAACTTTTGTGCCTTCCTTGGTGAAGTACGGACAGTTCTCGAATTCATACACCTCGAAGCCGTACATGTTGGCAATCTTTCCGGTTGTGTAGTTGTAATACTGGTCACGGAACTTCTGGTCGTCTTCCAGCAGGTCGTTCACGTGGTCTGAGCAGAGCACCAGACGGCGGCCTGCAGTGGGAACCTGCAAGGCATCCAGCTTGCGTTTCAGTGCGATAATATCCTTTCGGGTACATTTCTTACGTCCGTTGTCATCTTCACCGGAAGTTGGCACTACCGGAGTTTTCGCCGTGTTGCTGTTCGGAGCCAGTGCATGAGCCGCTTTCTTGAACTTGGCGATGGTAATAGCGTCGCCGTGACGCTCAATCACGCTTCCCATCTTGTCGTAGGAAATGGCAAAGAGCTGGTCGTCCGATACTGGTGTCTTCTTGGTCTGGAACTTGTCAAGGCCCAATGCAATATCTCCGTCTTCCAGTTCCTGTGCGGCAATAGGATACGTGGTGTTGTTAATCAGCACGTCCGGGTCGCCGCCCACATCTACCAGGTGTACCACTTCGTTATTCACCGCAGCCGAATAATCGGACACACCGTCCAGGAATGAGGCGGTCATGCCTCCGCGAAGCTGCTTCACCAGTTCACCCGTCCATACTTCAGTATAGACACCTTCCAGGGCTGCACCTTTCGGAAAGAACTTGCCCAGTGCCATTGGTAGCACCACGCCCACAATCAGCCCCCAGAATCCTGCATTCGGAATTCCAAGGCAAGCCAGGATAACGATACTCATCAGCACATTCACCAGTGTGCCGGTTACGAATTTTACGATTTCTTTTCTCATTTTCGTGCTTTAATTTGTGTTCAACAATCAGTTAAGTTCCGGACATTCCACACCGTATTCTGCCTTGTACAGTTTGCGGTACTGCTGCGGGTCGTTCTTTCGCATCAGTTTCAGTTCCTCTGCCGGAACTTCGCTCAGTTTTTTCCAGTCGCCGGTTGCCGTCGGCAAGGTATCGCGGTTCAATACCATCGACGGCTTTACAGTGCCGTGCATGGCTTCGAAGGTCAGTTTCAAGCTTTCTTGGCCGACTTTCTTTCCCAGCTCGATAAAGTGAGCTTTCTTTCCGGATTCAATCTTTCCGGCAGTCACGGCTTCCTCCACCAGCGACGTAATACCTGCCAGTCGTAAGGTGTCAAGCTCCTTTTCCAGTTTTTCTTTCTCGGTACGCAGGGATGTGTTGGCCGCCTGGTAGCCGAGCAATACGTTAATCTGTTTCTGCACTTCCTGCAGTGTGGCGGTGTCCGCCAGCCCCAGCATCAGGGCGATGGTTTTCAGTTGTTCATTCATTGTCTGTAATGTTTGGTTTTCATTAAAGCTTTCCTTCAACAGCGGCAGGTCGCATCCGCCTCCTGCATCCAGCCTGATTTCCCGCCCCTCGTATGAGAGCCGGATGTTGTCGTCGTTTCCGCCGATGTCCACCATGCTGTATTCCATCAGCTTGCAGCGGGTTACGGTAGGACGGGTTTGTCCGGGTTTCAGCAAGGCAGCATCTTCGCTTGTTTCCAGTATCTCGAAGTTGGGCGAACCCATACGTAGCGTGCCCTTTTCCCATTGCTGCTTTGCCAGACGCGATTCTTCGCGTACCTCATCAAACCAGGGTTCGCCGGTCACTTCTCCATCCGCTACGCGTATGTCCTTGATCATTCCTATTACCACGCCCCGCTGGTGCATCCAGAGCAGTACGGGATTCCGGTTAAACTGCGTCAGGTCGATGCCTTCGGTACGGATCCACGTGCCGTAGCAGTTCAGCGTTTCGTTCGATATTCTGATTCGTTTTGCCATTTTTCTCATCGTTTGACGCAAACTTACTCTGCCTTTCCTGTCCGGACAAAAAAGTGTGTAACGGTTGCAAGGAAGTGCGTAACCTGTACACTGTTCTCTGTAACGCTTGCACCTCTTTTTCCTGAATGCACGAAAATGGATGAACTTTGCCTTAAACGAATATTAAACACAAGGTAAAACATGGCTAAAAACGACACAAAACAGGAGCTGGCACGGGTGCTCTACATGAGCGGACTTTCGCAGGAAGAGATTCTTCAGAAAGTGGAAGTGAGCCGTCAGACGCTCAGCCGCTGGATAAACACCCTGGGCTGGAAAGAGATGAAGGCGGCACGCAGCATCACCCGTCCGGAACTGGTGAACAAGCTGCTGTCTTCCATCAACTCCCTGCTCGACAAGGCAAACGAACCGGGAAACGAGGATATGCTAGCCAGCCTGGGCGACAAGCTTATCAAGACAGCCACCGCCATCGAAAAACTCGAGAAGAAGGCCAGCGTGGTAGACCGTATCGACACGATGATTGACTTTGAGAACTGGCTGGCCGCACACCGGGATGAATATCCCCAGCTGACCAACGAACTGTTCCAGCTCGTAAACCAGCTTCACAACGATTACCTGAATGAACTCTTCGCCCAGAAAGGAGGCTAAGCATGACAGAACAGGAAAAGAAAGAAGCCCTGAAACGATGGCAGGAGCACTGCAAACGGGTAGAACGGATGACCTCACAGGAACGGGTGGAAACCGAAGCGGAACGCAAGCGGAACATCACCCGTGCCCTGAAGGATTACGACTGTTTCTGCCAGCGCTACCTGTCACACTACTGCCAGTGCCCGAATGCGAAATTCCATAACGAGGCGGCACGCTACATCGCCGCACATCCGGAGCTGCGGCTGGTCTGCAAGTGGCCGCGCGGTCATGCCAAGTCGGTACACCTGGATATCGGTATACCGCTCTGGCTGAAATTCCGGGATGAGCTGCACGTTATGGTACTGGTCGGCAAAAGTGAAGACAGCGCCGACGGCCTGCTTGGAGATTTGCAGGCAGAACTGCAATATAACCAGTACCTCATCCGGGACTTCGGCGAACAGTACAACAGCGGCATGTGGCAGGAAGGCGAATTTGTCACCAAAGACCAGTGCGCCTTTTTCTCACGTGGACGTGGCCAGTCGCCCCGTGGTCTGCGTTTCCGGGAGATGCGTCCGGACTACATCGTGGTGGACGACCTGGACGACGATGAGATGTGCCGGAGCGAAGCCCGTGTACGGGAAATGACCAACTGGATAAAGGAAGCCCTGTTCGGCTGCTTCGGAGGCAAGGACGGGCGTTTCATCATGGTGGGTAACCTGATTTCCAAAAACTCCGTATTGCAGAAAATCATCGACACCCCTACTGTAAAAACCATCGAAGTGAACGCCATCGACCGCAACGGGAATCCTGCATGGCCGGAGTTCTATACCATCGAGAAACTGCGCGACCGCGAACAGTTCATGGGCTACCGCTCGTTTCAGAAGGAATACATGAATAATCCCATCACCGAGGGAGCCGTGTTTCAGGAACGGTGGATACGCTGGCGACCGATGCTGAAACTGAAATACTACGAGCAGATAGTGCTCTACATCGACCCTTCGTGGAAATCCTCCGGAAAGAACGACTACAAGGCTGCCGCCATGATAGGTCGTCCCAAGCGTGGATTGAAAACCGCCTCCCACCGGGAACTGCATCTGCTGCGTGCCTTCTGCCGCCAGTGCAGCGTGGGCGAAATGGTGCGTTGGCTCTACGATGTCTACGAATCACTGCCCGAAGATGCGGCGGTCAGCATCTATATGGAAGCCAACTTCATGCAGGACACCATCCTCGATGAATTCCAGCGTGAAGGTGACGAACGAGGCTATCAGCTTCCCATCATGCCCGACAAGCGGAAGAAACCCGACAAGTTCGCCCGTGTGGAAGCCGTCAGCCCGCTGTGGGAACGAGGTTTCTTCTTTTATAACGAAAAACTGAAGGAAGATACCGACCTCCGTGCCGGAATCGACCAGACGCTGGCCTTCGAACAGGGAAGCCGGGCACACGATGACTTCCCCGATGCCTGCGAGGGTGCCATATATAAACTACAGAAACAAACCCGTGAGGCTTCGTTCACTCCCCGACTGGGCGTGCGGCGACCTCCTAAAAACTCATGGTAATTATGTTTATCACCGAACAAGACTACATACAGGTCAGTGCCGATGCGCTGAGAATCATCCAGCAGGCCACGGACGACAACCGCCTGCTGGCCGAACGCCGTGCCATGGACCGGATAGCCAGCTACCTGGACGGACGTTATGACATGCAGGCGGCCTTCACCGCCGAAGGAGAAGCAAGGAACCTCGACCTCGTGGGACTGGTGGCTGACCTGGCACTCTACTTCATGGTGCTCAGTCTGCCGCAGAAAATGGGGTATGAAATCCGGAAGGAACAGTTTGAAAACGCCATCGCCTACCTGGAGAAAGCGCAGGCAGGCAAAGCAGTCATGAACCTGCCCGAACTGCAACCCACGGGCGAGGAAGGAGAACAGACCGGAGCCGGCATACGCTACGGCTCCGACAAACGTAACAACTATATCTGGTAACTACTATGGCAAAGAAACCGAAAATAGAATATCTCAACCGGATGAATGCCGCCGAAAGACGGCGCATCAAGGAAATGAGCGTCAAGCTCCAGCTGCTTACCGAAGCACTGACACGGCGTGACCTGGCCGACTGGCGGCGTGCATGGCAGATGGCTATCAACGTAGACAACCCAAACCGTACCCGTCTGCTGAACCTCTATACCGATGTGGATGCCGACCTGCACCTGACCGGATGCGTGCAACAGCGCATGGGATTCGTATTGAACAAGAGTTTCAAACTCTGCGACGCGAAGGGCGTGGAGAATCCTGAACTTACGGAACTGCTGGAAGCTCCCTGGTTCAAGGAGTTCCTGCGGCTGGCACTGGAAAGCAATTACTACGGCCATTCACTCATCGAACTGGGCGATGTGGTGGAAGTGGACGGACGGATGGCCTACAACCGGGTCAGCCTGATTCCCCGTACCCACGTGATTCCCGAATACGGAGTCATCATCACCCACGAAAACGACACCTGGCAGGTGGGCTACGACTACCGGAACAGCGAGATGAAAGACTGGTGCATCGAAGCCGGAGGCACACATAATCTGGGCCTGTATCTGAAATGCGCCCAGCAGACCATTCCGAAAAAGAACATGTGCTCGTTCTGGGATATGTTCGGAGAAATATTCGGTATGCCGCTGAGAGTGGCGACTACCACCAGCCGCGACCCGAAGGAATACGACCGTATTGAACGGATGCTGCGTGACATGGGAGCAGCCGCTTACGGCTTGTTCCCCGAAGGAACTACCGTCGACCTGAAGGAAAGCACCCGTGCCGATGCGTTCAATGTGTACGACAAACGTATCGACCGCTGTAACTCGGAAATATCGAAAGGAATCCTTACAGTAACCATGACTATGGAAGACGGTGCCAGCCTTTCGCAGAGCGAGGTGCACCGCAAGATGCTGGAAAACCTGATTCAGAAGGATGCCGACCTCATCCGTGACCTGGTGAACTGGCAGCTCATCCCCCGCATGATCCGTCACGGATTCCCGCTGAAGGGATTCCGCTTCGCATGGGATGAATCGGTGGACTATACCCCCGAACAGCAGGTGGCCTACGAGCGTCTGCTGCTGGAGCATTACGAAGTAGAGCCGAAATACTTTATCGACAAATACAACATCCCGCTGAAGCGGAAGAAAGACACTTCCTCCATAGCGGTTCCGGATGTGAAGAAAACGGCACAACAAAAATCAGGAAAGGAAGAGCAGAAGCTGGCATTACCGGAAGGAGAACACCCTTTTTTCGACTAAGCCCCGATGATTACAAGGGGCTGCATCAGCGGTACGCCGAAATTGTAGATTTTGAGAAAGAGTCAATCTCTCTATCAGTGGATTTAAATGACATAAGAAAAAAAGCAATAACCTGGGCATCAGTCATTACAGACCCCCAGACAAGGGATGTTTGTGAAGAAGCCGCCATGATACTTCTTCAGAACGGATTCGATTTGCCGGAAATAAAAGAGCGAAATCTTAAAGGCAGGAAAAAAGGGACTGGAAATTTGGGGGAATATCATCCGGACAGTAAGATTATCTACATCAACAATCATCCTATAATTAAAGAAATGGGTGGTTTAAGAAAGATTATGCAAAACGAAGTAGTTAAAGGGAGAGCTGTTCAAGATAATGTCGTATTGCATGAGCTAGCTCACTATATCGACCAAATTATCAATCCAGGTTTTGACAGTCCACAACATAGTTATCGGGTTTTCCTGAATAGAGAATATGTCAAAGAACAATTATCAGAATACGCTTATACTAACAGATCTGAATTCGAAGCTGAATTGATATCCGGTATATTAAGAGGAAAAGTATATCCTAAAGAAATATTGGATTATGCTGATATATCTAAATTAGATAATGAAAAAGCAAAACATATACTGGCTTTAGGTAATGGAACAATACCTAATGACTCCGGACTTCCCCGTGAGTTTGACAAGATGACTGAAACCGTTTATAAGAATCCGGAGAAAGATGCTGCGGTACTGCTTACTGACAGCGATGTAAGAAAGTTTATCGAGCGTCAGAAGCTTATATTCGACAATGCGGTAGATACCGCCCTGAAGGAAGTACCTCTGGATGACATATCGGTGCAACGCCTGAAGGAATCGAACTACGTGTTCAGCGGCATCAAGACCTTCCATGAACTGAACGAGGCTTTCCCCTCCCTGCTGGATGAGGAAGGAAACCGCAAGCCGTTTAATCAGTTCTTAAATGATGTTCAAAAGGTATATGATGCCTACAACGTGCAGTATCTGCGAACAGAATACAACTTCGCCCAGGCATCCGCACTGATGGCGGCACGATGGAAGCAGTTCGAACAGGACGGCGACCGATATAACCTCCAGTACCGGACCATGTACGACAAACGGGTACGACGTACCCACCGGATGCTGCATAACATCACCCTGCCGATAACCAGCCCGTTTTGGGACAAATATTTCCCGCCAAATGGTTGGAACTGCCGCTGTACGGTGGTACAGGTGCGCAAAGACAAATACCCCGTGAGCAACGAGCAGGAAGCTATGAATCTGGGCAGTCAGGCTACCGCCGGAAAGTATCAGGAAATGTTTATGTTCAACCCCGGCAAGCGGATGACAACCTTCCCGGCATACAACGGCTACACACTGCGCAAATGCAACCGGTGCGAAGTACGCCCTGACAAGATGAAGCTGGCTGCCGACATTCCGGACAATGAGGTATGCCGGGTGTGCAGGCTGCTTCAGGAAATGCGTGCCGGAAAAGAAAGGTTACAGGAACAGCGTAAAGCAGCCCGACAATGGGCTAAAGAGAAACTGGTCGGTAAAACCGTACTGGTTCAGGGAATACAGAATCCGGTGGAATTCACCTCAAACGGTATCAAGGAAGCATTGAACCAGCCTCACAAATTTGTAAGGGCAAAGAATGAAGCAGTCTATAATCTGATTAACCTGCTGAAAGATGCCGAACACGTTTTGGAACGTCCGGATGAAAAAGGAAACCCCATGGTCATGAAATATCATTACCTGCGCATCCGCATAGCCGATGAGGATTCATTTGCCGTAATCCGGGAACTGGTGGACGGAAGATGCCAGTTTTATTCCATCGTGGAGAAACTGAAAAAAAGAAAAGAGAGCGACTGAAGCCTTTAGTGAAGGATCTGCAATCCAACCCAGTACTTCGCGTCACTCTCTCTTCTGCAAATATACGATTAATTCATAAAAAAACAATGCTTAATGGCTGAAAAATCAAACCAGGTAACCCGTGACCTCCAGCGGCGCATCAACCTGCTGGTAAGGGAGACACTGAAAGACATACGTACAGAAGCTTTGGATGAGTTTGACCGGAACTTTGAGCGCGAAGCCTTCTTCAATGAGAAGTGGGCACGCCGCAAATTTAACGACGACAAGAGCCGGGGACTGCTCATCCGCACCGGAAACCTGCGCCGTAGCATCACGGGGCGGGTAACCGACCGTGACAGTGTGGTAATAGAAACGACTGAGCCGTATGCCAGGATACACAACGAAGGCGGCACCATCACCGTAACACGGAAGATGAAAGCTTACTTCTGGTACCGCTATCAGACCGTAACCGGAGGAAAGGCTGCCGACGGATTCAGCAAGAACCTGCAACGGAAGAAAAACGGCGCACCGCGCAACAACAAGCGGAACCGTGCGCTTACCGCCGAAGCGGAGTTCTACCGTGCCATGGCAATGAAAAAGGCCGGAAGCAAAATCACCATCCCCAAACGCCAGTTCATCGGCAATCATCCCGACCTGGAAAAACTGCTGAAAGAAATCTTTTACAATAACGCTAAAAACTTTGACGCACTATGAGACGTATGCTTTATCTCGGCTTGACCGAAGCACTGAAAGAATTGAGAGACGAAAGCGGACAGCCGCTTATCCGGCACATTGACCTGTGGAACGAGCAAGTAGAATTCATCGAACAGGAAGAGCCGTTCGACACCCCGGCTGTGTTCATCGAATTCCGGTCCGTGCAGTGGCGCACGTTAAGCGGAACCGTCCAGCAGGCAGACGTTCCGTTCCGGCTGCATGTGGTCACCAAATGGAAAGGAAGCGCAAGGGACGGAAGCATGTTTCAGGAGGAATCGCTGGCACGCTTTGATTTGCTGGATAAGATTGACGCGCACCTGTTCAATTTCTTCCTCTCTGTCCGGAATGAATCTGTCTGCATGACCCGCCGCACGGGAAGCAGCACCAACCATAACCACGAGGAACTGGTGGAAGACATCAGCGATTTCACCTGCCAGGCCACACAGACCTTTTAACCGAAAAGCGTCAGCTGCCGCTCTGCCTGGGCGATGCGTTCCGTCACACGCGGATCGGCACTGGCGTTGATGATATTGTAGAAAGTCTTTTCGCAGATGCGGTATTTCGGCCAGATATAGCGGCGCAGGATTTCCCGGTTCGACAGTCCGCTCCGTGCATGCTCATCGTAAATCCGCACAATATCCTGCACGCGGAAGGCATAGCTCATTCCCACTATTTTCTGACGACTTTTCCTGACCATATTACCCTGATGACTTTCCGCAAAAATACGAAAAAACGCACACAAATCAGCATATTCATGCATCTTTTCACACTGTGTTACGACTTTCTCAACGCATCCTCATTTTCCTGCCGTAGTTTTGCACTGTCATGACAAGCAAACCACATTATCAACCCTTTAAAACAAAACTATTATGGCAATCAATTACAGCGTTGCTAAGATGCTCAATCCGCAGGACCGTGAAAGCGGAGAGTACAAGTATTATGCCAAGGCACAGGCTTCCGGCTCAGTAGGTATCAACGAATTGTCTGAAGAAATAGCGTATGCCACCACACTGACCGACGGTGACGTACTCAACGTAATTCGTGCCCTGGTGAAGCGTATTAACCTGCACATCGCAGCCGGACAAATCGTGAAGCTGGAGAACCTTGGAAGCTTTCAGGCGCAGCTTCGCAGCACAGGAACCGCCACGGAAGACACCTTCAGTTCTGCAATGATTAAGAAGGTGACTCTCCAGTTCAGACCTGGCATCGGACTGAAAGGACAGCTTAACATCGCAAATCTGAGCTTCCACAAGGTGAAAAGCTTGCAGGAAGACAAAGAAGAACCGCTTCCTTAACTACTACGTAGTAACCCAATCATTACTACTTAGTAACTGATTAATTACCCCGTAGTAACAATGCGTTTACTACGGGGTAATTTATTCCTAATTATTTTTATTATCTTTACATGGAAAAACATAACATTATGCCCGCTATTTATCTTACTGACCTTGCACTGCGATACTTTCCACGCTCTTCTTCCCGCAGTGCCGTTACACAGCTTCGCCGCTGGATTGCTCTCAACAAAGATTTACAAAAAAGACTGGATGAACTTCACTACAAGAAAGGACAGCGCACGCTTACGCCACTTCAGCATGAGGCAATATGTCATTACCTTGGCGAACCCTAAATTAATTAATAATGAATAATTAAAAATGAAAATCCCCGGCATCCGGTTTTGGGTGTCGGGGATTTTTGTTAGTCTTCGATGTAATCATCTAATAAAAGAAGATCTCTCATGTAAAGGTCCCTTTGATACTTTGATCTAAAGTCATTCCTAAGAATTTTCCAACTTCTTGGATGTTCTGCCTTTTTGCACTTTATAGCATGCTCATTTGTATCGTCAGCTCTTATAATAACAAAACCTGATTTACATACTTTTTCTTGATCGTTTGCGTCCATAACTTAATCACTTGTTACTGTGTATGTACCTTCTTCGCATGATTCGATTCTAATGTCTATCTCACTCTTTACATCTTCCAGTACTTCCATCGCTCCTTCATTGGTAAAGTCTGAAAGAACCTGGTCGATAAAATCCATTATTTGTTCTTTTTCGCTCATAAATAATCAATTAATATTTCAGTCCACCATGTTTATAGTTTCTTAATTCGTTGTATCTCATTTTTTGTTCGATGTGCCAAAGAATATCTATATCCCTATCTTTACAGAATGCTAAGATTTCGTTCAATGTTATTGGAATATCATCATCCATGACATAACTAGTAATGTTATACATTGATTCCGTAAAGCTCATTTCTGAATAATCATCAGTATCACTTTCTATGTAGTCGTAATCATCCAAATCAATATCTCTCAGTCCTGCAAGGTCAAGCAAACGGATAAAAGCATCAGAAAGTTCATCTTCTACACTGTCTTTAATCGTGTGTTTGAAAGCACAGAAAAATTCGTCGTCTGAGCGTTTCATCGCTCCCATATAATCTTCAAACTGTATCCTTAACGCATGTTTTCCTTTCCGGTCAGCTTCTACAGCTTCCATTAGTTCTGAGATAACAAGGCAAAGACAATGTTCTTTGCTTAGATTTTGTTCATGCCAACCGTGCTTTATAGCGCATTGGTATGCTTGATTTCTTAATTCATTCATAAATCTATTATTTCGGTTTTTAAACTCTTACGTACTTCTTCCATCATGTCCAGTGTGTCGTTATTTTCTACGTTGAAACAGACACCCAGCCATACGGGATTTTCTTTTGAACGCTGTACTGATAAGTCGCAGGGGCGGTTCCACTTCACCCAGAGAAACATAAACTGGCTTATTGCGCTGTAATGAATCTTCACCGCCACTCTGCGAGGTTTGAACAGGTCAGGCATTTGTTCCAGCGTGAATGAAGATGCCAAACTTTCCGTCGTCGCGTGTCATTGGGTCGCATCCTCCAAGAAGTATTGCGCGTTCCTGACAGCGTTCATTCTCGAACACGCAATACTGACACGGATTGTCTAAGCTGGTAATATTGGCTACTTCCTGGAATTTTATCGGGGTTCCGTCTGCTAACAGACGGACTTCCCCTGGTTTCATGTCGTTAATCATAATCACATAGCCGATAAAGACAATGGTAACTTACGTTCTTTCCCTTCTTCATCCTTCAGCGTAACCTGGATGAACTGACAGGTAGGTACAGGGCGATATGCAGCCTTGATGATGTTGATACCGTCGATAAACTCTGCATCGCGGCTGGTGGCTGCCAGCTTCTCCAGTTCGAGCACCTTGTTGGCTTTCAAGGCTCCCTTGCGGTCTTTGGCCAGAAGTCCCATGACTACCTGCACAAGTTCTGCGCTGTTTTCGTCCTTTGCCAGTGTTTTCAGGTACGCCTTCACCTTTTCGATGCCAGCTTCTACAGTGTCGTCCCATCCCTCGTTTACGCGGTTTCCAAGAGTGATGGACATTGTACCATCGGCTGTGGTGAATGTGTCGCTCTGACGGTCTGATTTCGTTTTAAACAACTCGTTCTTTGTCTTGATAAGGGTGGCAAACTCTGTGAATACTTCTTCTTTCAGTCGCTCCATTTCGCTGGATAGGTTCTGAAGCTTTGCCACTGCGTTTTGTACCGTCTGGTCTACAAGTTGCTTGTAGGCTTCGCGTTCGTTCTGTACACGGTCTTTTTCGGCCTTGTCTTCTGCTTCCAACTGTGCTTTCAGTGCTGCTCTCTGTTCTGCGGTCAATGCTTTTAAATCAATCATAATTACTTGTTTTTAAGGGTTAATTAAATTCTGTATAATAAAGCCGTATAGGCCCTCTGTTCCGATAGATGCGCATGTAGTATGCTCTTATTTCGCTAAGGTTGTCCGTATCGTGGCGGCACCTCACTGCCAGGTGATGACCCAGTACGTTAATCACTACGCGCCACACTCTGTATTTCTTCTTCATATCGTCGTTTCCGTGCTATAGGTTATTTTTCCTTTCTCCTTTCCGGTCACAAGGCGGTAGTTTTCCTTCGCCTCGCGATTCAGTTCATCGTACCTCTTTACGAGGGTGCTTCTTTCTGCCACAAGGCTGCGGAACTGCTGTCCCGTCATCTCTCGGCTTCCTATCTGCGCATTAATCCGGTCGATGCGTTCCTCTATGCGGGGAAGTTCGTCCAGGATGTAGTTAATGCGGTTTATGCGCTGGTCGTTTACGTCGTATTCAGCCATTCTGTTTTCGTTTAATGGATTCAAGTTTCGGTATCAGTGCGGACAGCTCTTCGCTGTCCAGTTCGTAAAGAGGCTTCCCGGCGATGCGAGGGCTGCGAAGGTAGGCGTTAACCGCATCCCAGGAAGAGGTATCTACTCCAATCTGCTGAAGGCGTTTCAGCACCGCGCTGCGCTGCCATTTCAGCGATTTCTCTATAAGCCTTTCGGCCACCGGCTTGATGGTGGTGTTGGCTCCGGTGATGTAACCAGCCAGGTACTGCGACTCGGCATAAGTGAGTTCCTTGGTGGTGTCGGTGCGTCCGTCGGTCAGTTCCAGGATCAGTGCGCGGTACTGTTCCTCCGACAAGCCGTAGCGTGCATACAGCACGTGCAGCTTCTTAATCATCCATTTCGGTATCATTCTCTTGGTTGTTTCCATCAGTTTCTTTTTTAGTTCCATTTTCGAGCCAGAACTGGCGGTATCCTTTGTCCCATATCACGAAGAATCCTTTCGGACCTCCGTTACCACGGCCTACGTACGATGCCTTGAAGTGTTCTATGTGGATGCGCTTGAAGGCATCTTTTTTCAGGTCGTAGGCCGTATCGCCGTCCACATCGTTACCTTTCATGTGGGAGATGTAGACAAACACTTTCTTCTTGAACTTGCTGCGAAGCTCGATGAAGTCGGCCGCACGCACGCGGTACAGGGCGATGAAGTATTGAAGGGAGTCAATCATTATCACGTCTGCACTGCGCTGCTTGCTCAGTTCTTCCTTCAGTTCTTCCGGATGGCAGGAGTCGGTGAATGAGATACGGCTGCATCCGCTACGTATGCCGGCGTTGGCCAGTGCCTGCTGGAAGTCGTAGCTGTCGCCCATCTCCAGCGACACGAACAGTACCTTTTTCCCGATTTCGTCGAACTCCTTGGCCAGCTGAAGGCAGAAGGAAGATTTACCCTGACCGGACTTTCCGTAGACTATCCAGTTTCCCGTAGCCTCCGTTTTGCCGAACAGGTCAGCAAAACGTGGGGAAAACGGCACAAAGTCGTACTTCCGGTCTTCTATGTTCTTGATGCTCCAGTTTCTCATAACTCTCCATTTTGTACCTGACGGCGTATTAACTTATCCATGATCATTCCTTCCAGCTCGCGAAGGTCGTCAACAAACCACACGGCTTTCCGTGAGTCTTCCGTGGGATACTTTTCTACCTTGTCAAGCTTTCCCCAGATTTCGTCCTGCTCTTCTGCGTCGGTCACTCCGTTGGCGGCACAGATGGCGCGTACGTCTTTCTTCGTGGCTCCCAGCAGGGTGATGTAGTTACGCACTACGCGTCCGTCTATCTCATCGAATCCGTCCACACGGCCTACGTTGCGCTTGATGTTGCGGCGAAGGGTTTCCGTTCCTACCAGCAGACAGCCCATGCGGTATTTGGTGTCGTCATACAGCGGGATAAGGCAGGTCATGGCACTGTTAGAAAGCTTGCCTGCATCATCGAGCACCAGCACCGGATTACGGTCGGACATACGGTTGATGGCAGAGGTTATATACTGTAGCATGTCATCTGTATCCGTATAGCGGGTGAAGGTGATACCCAGGCATCGGCCCAGCTTCTGGAGGAACTTCTTGGCCGTCCACTTCCAGCACTTCAGGTAAATAATCGAGTTGTCAGGGCAGGTGTTGTAAAGGTCGATAAGCGAATGTGTCTTTCCGCTACCGCTGCGGCTGCTGATACAGAACCAGCGGTGGTTTTTCTTTGCGGCGGTCAGGTAAAGCTTCACCTGCTTGTATGACGATACGCTTTCTACAATCTTCCAGGTGTTGTCATAGTAGTTCAGTCCTACGGCTATCTTATCGGCCATCGAATCTTCCTTTGCTCCGTACTTACCTGCACGGAACTGTGAGAAGGCAGCGCCCGATACGTCGCACTTGCGTGCCAGTTCTGCGGCCGATGATCCACGCTGAATTAATGTCTCGATGTAGTCTCTAAGTTTGTTTGCGTCCATAGTTCAATATCTTTTTAATGGGTTATTAAATCAGTTTTAAATTATCTTGAAAACCCTGCGTTTGTAGGGTCAAATTCAAAGTCATCTTCATCGTCAGGATAAACCGTTCGTGAGGGGCGTGTGTCGTTTTCCTCGTATTCCACATCCTCGGCATGAAGGCGAAGCTCGTTACGGTTGTCCTTGTGCTGTCCGCGGCTGTCGGTGATGCAGAAACGCTCCAGTATGTTGTGAGCAGGAAGTGCATGACTGAACACGCTGTCGCGTATGGTGTCGATGTCTCTTTCTGCCGTTTCCACGATTTCCTTTTTCAGCGATTCGTTGAACTCATTGATGCGTCGGCGCTGTTCGAAGTGTTCCGGCTTCTGGTCTATCAGTGCCATGGGCACGGCTTCTTTTTCGTCGAGAAGGTAGCGCATCGTACCGATTTCCTTTCCTTCGTCCTTGGTGCCTTTCTTTCCGGCATTCGTAATGAGCACGTGGCTTGTGTCGTCGGGGTCGTAACGGACTACCCAGCTTGTGCCCAGGTGGTCAAGCAGCGAGCGGTCCAGGCTGTCGTACACGTACTGCATTCCGTTTCGCTCCATGATAATGCCCCTTGACTCCAGTTTGTTGGTGCGTCCGCTGGTCTGACCCATAAGCAGAAGGTACTGTTCATCGGAGAAACGCATCTTCCGTTCGTCGGGTGTCTGGCTCCATGCCTTCATGTAGGCTTCTATCTTCTTGGCGCGTTCCATCTGCATCACCTCATGAATGCGGCGTATGGCTTCCTGCTCGGTAGGGATAAACTTTCTGTGTTCATTAAGCCATTCCACGTTTGGCTGTATCTCCTTGCTGGAGGTAATGCCGAAGCCTGAGAAGGAAGGGAACTTCTGAAAGTATTCCAGAATGAGATACTTGAAGTAAGGTTCCACTATCTTGGCCTGTGCGTTCTTTACTTCCGCAGGTGTGAGATACTTCGTCATCTGCTCATAGAAGGGGAAAAGCGATTTCTTGTGGTAGTTGTCGCACTGCATCTGCACCGGTATGTATCGCTCGCCAAAGAGTTCGCGCGTGTGGCGTACGGCGTTGGTAAGTGCTTCCTTTATAAGGTCGTCACATTCGTTTTCGCCGATGGCGTAACCTATGGGATACTTGCAGCAGGCATCGAGCACTACGACGATGGTTTTGCGGTTGTGATAAGTGGTGCGGCGTTCTTCGCGTACGGTACCGCCCTTGCGCACCTTCTTTACTTCCTCACGCTGGAAGAGCATTTCCACGTCCCAGCCATCGAACACCCAGAAGGTCATCGCGGTAAGCGGAGCCGAACGGCGCACCTGCTTCTTCAGGTTGCTGTTCCATTCGCCTATGCCCCGTCGGCGTGTCTTGGTCACTACATCGTACTTCTGACGGTATGCGCCGATGGTGGCTGGCGACTTGATTTCCTCCAGCCCGAACTCTGCGGCCAGCTTGTTGTATTCCTGCATCACCTGTACGTTGTTCCAGTTCATGTGCAGGCCCAGGAACTGACGGATAAGCGACTCTGCCAGCTCGCTGCGTTCGCTTCCCTGGCGTTCCTTCAGCTTCGATGCGGCATCATTTCCGTAGTTCTTATGGATCACGCTGCGGAACCCGGCTTCATCGCCAGCTTTACGGGCTTCCTCGTACGCCTCGCACTTGCGCTTCAATGATTTCCACGAAGCCGGAAGGTGATGCGGAAACAAGGGTTTTCCCTTGGCATCCTTCACATCGAGGAGCGACTGACACTGTGCTCCCAGGCGTTCCCACACGTTGATGCGTGTGCTTCCACCTATGGCACTCTGTTTCTGACGGTCGCGAAGGCGAAGCAAAGCTTCCATCACGTTCACCGACAAGGTATATTCGTTTACTTTTTCCTGGGGGAGTGTGTTGTTATCGCCGTAGCGGTATGCCTGGAAGAAAGTGTATGCCCTGTTGTTGTATTCCACTTCCTTCTCCAGCTCGCTCTGCTGGTCGCGGCTTGCCAGTTCTGCATACGGGTCGCCGTAT